AAAAACTCAAGAAGTTGGGTACTGTGCATAAAGTCAGTTGGTCAATTTTAGATGGTTATATTTTAGATAAAAACGTTGGCGGCTCAAGACGATCAATGGCAAAATTAAAAAAAGGATTTTAATGGCATCAAAACATATAGATAAATTAGTACGTTCATTTCTCGGTTCATCACAAGCCGTTACAGAATTTGATCAGTTTAATGATTTACAAGATCCGACATACGTTTCATTTAGAATAAATTTCTTTCCAGTAAATGGTATGTCAATTCTTGATGATGAATATTCTAGTGGAGGATTGTTAAGACCTTCTAATAATTTATATAGTGATGCTATAAATGGATATGGTGATAATGCTGCAGATTATCTTGGAAGTATAGGTTCACCTACACGACAAGCATCTCACAGAGCATTTGTTAATATGCTGTATAGAATACAAGAAGAATCACCTTGGTATTTTCAAAGTATTACAGGACTTGGAGATTTATATAAAATCGATCCAGCTATGAATTTTAGAGGGAAAGATAAAGTATTAACAATAGAATGTTTAGAGTCTATTGATATGAGAATGACATATCTTGCAGATTTATATAGAAATTTTGCGTTTGATACACAATGGCATAGAGAAATTCTTCCTGTTAATTTAAGAACATTTAATATGGAAATACACGTGTTAGAATTTAGAACATTTAACACAACATTTGGGATAATTGCAGATGCACTTTCTGGTGCTAATCAACGCGCAACATGGGGAGAAGCTAATCAGAAAGCCGCTTTAAATTCTGCTAATGTTTATGGCTCTGCAGCGTCTGGTATAGGATCATCATTATTTACAAACTCGGAAGAAAGTACGCGTAGAATAACAAATGCACTTGGAGGTCTTGGTGGAATATTTGGAAGCCAATATGAATCATCAAATTTAGAATCTGCATTTGAAGCTATTACTGTACAAACATTTTTATTAAAGGATTGTGAATTTGATTTTTATTCAGAAGCACCAGGGTATTTAGATAATGTATCAGTTAAAGATATACCTGAAGCAACTAATAAATTTAAAATAAATGTTGGTAGAATTGAAAAACGATCAGCATATCCATTTTTTAATTTTATTGTTGGAGAATATATTAAATCTACAGCTTTTAATGATGGTGATATAACATCTTTAATTGCACCAGGATCTGTTAAATTTAAAAAACCATATATTGAACAAGGTGCACATAACACTATGGAAGTAATGAATAGTCCTAGTGATATCAGAGAATCTGTATTTCCTACACAAGATGGAAAACGATCAGTTGTTGCTGCATATAACGATTCACATAAAGAACAATCTAATCTGCAACGTAGATTTTTAGAACGAGCATTGGATAAAGTTGTTGGAGTGGCAGCAGATCGAATTGATGCAGCTATAGATAAAAAGGTTGGAGAATTAACTGGTGGAGTTCTTGGAACTGTGCCACTTGGTAATGTATACGGAAAGGATCCACTTATTGATAATATTCGTAATACGATGATTGATTTCTTAACACCTGGAAATCAAAATCCAAATTCGGGTGAAATCACAGAAGATTTTATTTTAAGAGACGCTAGAAATATTTTAGAACGAGGTAGATCTAGAAGTGAGAATGTATCTAGAAATATAATGGAAGATGCACCCACTCATGATAATTTAACAGGAACTCGCAATATATTAGAAGAACCATCACAAATTAAACCGTTAGATGGTACAAACAATAATTTAGAAAAACCTACATCGCCTGAAGAATTGGGTGATGAAAATGTATATAACAAATAAAAGACAGTTGAGGGCATATGCAAACCAGAATAAAGAAAGATAATGAAAATATATTAACCGAATCTCATATTCTTAAATCGTCTGAACTTCTTAATCTTTGTCCTAAAGGAAAGGATCTCTATAATGCAACTTTATACCAAAGTGGCAACGGTAAAGTCATCAATGCAGATGTCAATGGAAGCATAGGAATGTTAAGAAAAAAGAAAGTAGTTTCTGAATCGTGGCTAAAGACGGTAGGAAATAGAGGTGGAGTGTATTCACCAGTTAAAATTACTTTATTTTAGTATGAAACTAAATTATAGTTTTGTATTTAAAAATAAAACTGATTTTAACAAAGTTTAACAAAAATATTACATAATTAATGGGAAAAAAGGATTTTGCAACATATTTATTAACTACTGATCCGAATACGGAATGGATCGGTGAGGTTGTCAATAATGAGGACCCTGAGTTCTCAGGACGTTGTCGTGTTAGAGTATTTGGTAAATTTGATGGAACAGTTGATCCTGATTCCAAAGAATTTGCTATTCCTGATGATGATTTACCTTGGGCTTATCCGGCAGGAAGCAATATTTTTGGTGGTGGTGAAAGTCAAGGTGCAGGTTCATTGTCGGTTCCTAAAGTTGGAGCGCGAGTAAAGATAAAATTTAGCGGTGGAAATATATATGCGCCTGAATATTATACGATTCAGGATTTGAATGATAAAGTCATTGAAGAAATTAAAGATTCTTATCAAAATGCGCATGTATTATTTTATGATGAAGATGAAGAAGTAAAATTAGTATACACACCAGCAAAAGGATTTGAGATGTTTCATAAAGATTCTCATATACTAATAAATCCAGATTCATCAATAACAATAGAACATAAAGATACTAAATCTATTATAGAGTTAAATGGAACTACTATTGATATTACAAGCAACTCTACAATAAACATTACTTCTAATTCTAAAATACACAATGAATCATCTGAATGTATTTTAAATGGTACAACAGTGACAAAATTAGGTCCTGCGCCATCATATTCTGCAGTTGCAGCTGAACCATTATGGGCGTTTTTAAAAGTACTAGCTTCTGCAGTTGATGCTAAATTACCAACAACACCAGGTGCTATGACAAGTGCAGCTGCATCATTCGAACAACTTTCTACATCTAAGAACGTAAAATTATCAATGTGATGCCAGAAGTATTAACATGTAAAAACTGTGCATTTTCAAAACTTGGATGCACAATATGTGAATTATCACCAACATCTGCATCATTAGTTTCTAAAATGAATTCGATGCTTGGAAGAGATACCGGTGAAGTGTTTAAAGTCGCAGGAATAGATTCATTACAAACTACATTTGCTAATGATGACATGTCAGATGTTATAGATTTGACGAATGCCTTTTTTGCATTGCCAATAGAAAATCTAAGTTTAGATGATCTGCAAATAACAGAAGAAAAAACTATAAATGGAATACCAGTTGAAGAGTATACAGATTCGCGAATTGATTTGACAAAGATAATAGATTTATCTAAATTTGATTTATCTAAAATGAGAAACTTGATCTTTGGAATTTCTATCCCTACTATGACATTTATAAAGCCAATTAATTTTGGAGTAAAGACTATAGATATACAATTCAATATAACTAGTGCTGGTTTTTCATGGGCTCCTGTAGTAGATCCAGTTGCATCAAATGATGAAGCAATTGAAAGGCTTGGAGATATGACATCGCGAATGCCAGTTAAGTGTGTAGATAATCCAACATCAGTATTACAAGTTTCATTAGATGATGCGAAAACATTAATAGAGGATGAATATAATACACCGGCGACAAATGAATTATTAAAAATATCAAATGTCAATGATTTTAATGCTGCAATGGCAACTTTAGGTGTTCAATTAACAAAAGAAATCAATGTAGCTGATTTAGCCAAAGAGGCTATGGATACTGGAACATTTGATAGAGTAAACGAATTAGACAGTAATGTTGCATGTGGAATATTACCAGAATTTCCATTAGATTTTAAACCGTTTAAACCAGAGGATCTAGTCAGTATTGAAAATGAATGTTGTGCGGAAGAAATTATAGAAGAAAAAACAAAAGACACAAGGCGTGGAGAAGATGAAACATTATTGGATGAAGTACCTGAAGATACTGCGGAATACTTTACATCTGTATTTGAAAAATTTCTTACTAATTGCGAAAAATGTGCTAACGATTTAGCTGCAGCCGGAGAAGAACAGAAGAATGCTACTAATGCATATTATTGGTTTTTAGAAGCACAACTATTAAATAATTTAACACTTGATTATGTTGGTAGTAGAATGGAAATGTTGGATGAGATATTCGGAGAAGTTACTACTAAGATTACACAACGAGATGATTTATTGGCAAAGAATATTAATTTGAGAGCACGAGAATCATCATTAATTCTAGAAGCTCGAAATCGTTTAAATCTTTATTCTGGAATTGATACTGAACGTAGAATAAACGGTTCTAATATTAGTGCAACTACACTTGCGACAATAGAAGCTGATCTAACATTTATAAATAATGTTAGATCAATACGCAATAGTATTTCAGCCAACGATAGAAAAATTGCAACATTAACATCATATATTGATAATGTTAAACAATCTAATCAATTATTAAGTAAAAATCAGTTATCGTCTGTCTTAGGACATAGTCTTTCATCTTTAAATGATAGGTTAGATGAAAATCGTAGAAGTTTTAAAATGTCGACAAATCCTATTACAAATCAAGTTGGATTTAATAATACATTATCAAGTATTTCTATATTAATTGATCCTAGAATTTTAATTGAAGCAATAGGATTGTATCATATGGGTGCTGTGGATAACGATGATCTAACTTCATATATTGGAGTGGCAGAAGAACGAACTGGAATATATGGTACATTGTTATGGAATAGATTTTATTCTGGAAACAGAATCGATAATTTTTTTACATATCAAGAACAAGGATATTTAAAACCAAAACCAACATATTCAGAAGAAGGTGAATCAAATAGTCCAAAAAGTGAAATAAAAGTTTCTAATTTACTTGGAGATGAAGAAACTGCAGAAGTTGATAGTGATATATTAGAATTAGAGGTTGATCAAGATTTAGCTGTAGAATTTTTACAAACCCTTGAAGAGAAGACAAAGGCAAAAGTTTTACAACTTGTTAGTACTATAACAACATCCGATACTTATACTGATTATGTTGATGAACTTAGACAAAATGGTGAAACTGAAGCTAGAATAATTGCATCATTACATATAATATTACAAGAATCTGAGTTTAATTCATATGAATATAACCGCTTTAGTAATTCATATTCACAATCCAGTACAGGTATTAGTTCTAATTTTAACAGAAATTCTGCTATAACTTATAAAAATAAATATGCAGCCGCATATGAATCTATTAGAGCATTTGATGTACAATTAACCAATAAAATTTCACAATTAGAAGATTTTATAACACTAAAAAAAGGAGACCTTGCGGCCGGTGAACAATGTATTATAGCTCAAGCAGAAGATTTGAAATTAAAATCTGATGAATTAAATAGTGAAATTGCTGGAAGTTCACCTGCATCTGGACCAGAAAAAGATTGTAAAAAATGGTTAGGATCTGATCATACTGGCAGAAAACCTATACATGATTGCCCAGATTTTACTAAAAATTGTTATTGGACAGAATATACTAAATTGATGCAGCTTGTTAGTTTAATGCCAATTCCAGAATTGACTACATCTGAATTACAGAAAAGATTATTTAGATACTATACAATAGGACTTCAAATTCCTGCTATTTCGCCTACTGGAACTTTACCCACATTGGCAATGGGAACACCAGACCCAATGATTAGTATACCTATGCCGATAGTGTGGAAACACATTGTGACATTGGCAACACCGTTAGGAACTATTGTTATTTGGATTACTCTGTGTGGTATAATTCCATGTCCGTATATAATGTTTGTTGATGAAAAAGGTGATGCAAGTTTTTTGATAACATTGAAAGGACCTATAAGTATTCCAGCAAATTCTCTTAATTATAGTGATGATGATTTAGAACCATTATTAGCAGTTCTTCCAGATCTAAAAGATATTTTTAGATTGAATATAAGCTTAGATAAATTTAAGTTAGTTGGACATGATAAAATGGGAACTGATCCAGATGATCCAAAAAATGTGATTTCTAAACTTCAAGAAAAACTAAAAACTAGTGTAGATAATCTTGATTTGGGAGATTGGTCGTTGGCAGAAACATTACATTTGGGACCAGGTTCGACTATTCAAAATACTAGAGATAAACTGAGAGATGCTATGAGATATTTTCCACCTGATGTTGAGATCATACGTCGGGCTCTTGGTGCTGTTAATGATATGGTTGAATCTACAATAGATGGTCTTTCTATATCTCCAATAAAGATTCCAAAGAATCCTAAAAAATTAAAGAAACCTGTAATTGGACCTGCTGAAATTATGGACAATATTAATGCCGTTAAGGATGCGGGTCTTTCATTTCCAGCCATTAAGATGATTTCATTGAGAGAGAGTGTTAAATCCTTAATGAATGAGGCAATATCGTCTCCTGCTGTGTCTAATGCATTTAATAAAATAGATGAACAAATTGCATCATTAGAAAATTCTTTATCATATGAATTGGATGAAGATAAAAAAGTTACTGAAAGAACTAAATTGATTAAAGAAGCATTGGTAAAACCAGTAGAAGCAATGTCAGAAATTGCGACACCGGAACGTTTAGGATTTTTAGCAATTTCAATCCCAACACCTTCACCTGTGCCATGTTATGTGAAGAAAGATCTACCAACAGTTCCACATGATTATTTGGCGATGATAGAAGCTATAAAAGATCTTGGTAGAACGATATCTGAAATTCCAGATGATGCATTTCAACAATTTATGACGTTGGATTTAACTAAACAACTTCCACGGATGAAGGATGTTTCTACCTTTATGACTGAAGCATTTATGAATTTTGTTCCAGATTTGAAATTTCCAGATCCAGAGTCATTAAATTTAATGAATATGGCAATTAAAACTTCTATAATGAATTTGATGAAAATCAAAATTCGTATGCCACATGCTGGAGGAATACAAGTGACTATAACTGCAAATCAAATAAAGTCTGTTATTAAAGCATCTGTATCAGCAGCATTAGTTGCATTAACTGATTACATTTTGCAAGAATTAATAAAAGCTATTGAAGATACTGATTATGAGTATGTTGTAGCTGTTCTTATGATGATTAAAGCAATCCTAGGAGTTGACTTAAGTGATGTTAATGGAGAAGATATTAAAGCTCTTATATCATCAATGGTAAAAGCTGTAAATGATGCACTAGATCCATTGGCCGATGCATTAGATGCATTCAAAGAATATGGTGAATCATTCAAATCAATTCTTTCTAAATTATTTTCTGCTGGAGGTGAAAAACAATCATTACGAGAAAAAATTAAAGAGACATTACATGGAAAGAATCCATTATTCCTTGAAGTATCTACGCAACAAATGTTAGATACACTTATGCCTGTGTTAAAATCGTTACGATTACCATTTCCAGTAGTTTTATTAGCATGTGCTAATACTGCATCTAGAAAAGTAATAACTAAAGTTCATCCATTTGATGCTAGAGAAATTTTTCCAACATGGGAAAAATTAACACTTCAAAATACTCCATATGTCATCTGGCTTGATCAATTAATTGCTACAGCCCAGAGACAAGGTGGATTCGGTAGTGATTATGTTACACCGTATTATAATACAGACATATAATGTTGTCTAACAGTAGAACAAACACTCTCCTGGGATAAGATATATAGTTATAATTTTAACTCTTTTAATAAAAAAATAATGAAAGAAAATTTCAATGTAATTAAAAAAGCGGGCGATAGATCTAAAGTGTATTGCACTGAATCATATGCACAAGAAGCATATGATATGTATATGGGAACTCCTGTATCAAGTAAAGATTTATCCAATGGAAATTTGGGTAAAGTAGTAGATTTTAATATTCGCACAGATGGCGAAATAGAAGCTATTTGTGATAATCATACATCGATGTACTTTGACGTTGGAAAAGAACGTAAATTTTTCGAATTGATTAACTTGGAAACTGAAAAGTTTTTGGATTGGGTAAAATCTGGAAATCATAAATCATTTCTTGCTGAAAATGCTACATATATTCAAATGCAAAACGATAAAGTTCAAAAAGGATCTTTATACACTGCACATATGACAACCATTAAACAAGAATTTAAAGAACAAATTACAAATCCAACAAAAGCATACGTTGCAAAAATAATCGATAAAAATAGAGGAGGATTTATAGTTACTCTACAAGGTATTAATGCATTTATGCCAGGATCTTTAGCTGCAGCTAATAAAATAACTAATTTCGATGAGTATATCGACAGAGAAATTAATGTAATGATTGAAGGTTATATGCAATCTTCTGATATGTTTGTAGTATCATATAAAAAATACTTAGACTATGTATTACCAAGTATACTTGCTGAATTAGAGAAAGATCAACAACTTACAGGTAATATTACAGGATTCAATAAACGTTTAGGTGTATTTATTGAAATTGATGAAATGTTTACTGGATTACTTCATCCATCAGAAATGTCTCCAGAAACATTAGCATTATTTAATATGAATCAAATAGTTACTGGTGATGAGATGACTGTTTGGTTAAAAGATATCGATGATAAAAAATTAGTATTATCAGAAATTGATCCAGTATTACGTCAAAAAGAAATTCATGACTTTAGAAATGCTAATGAAGGAATAAAACGTTCAGGAACAATTATATCAATAAAACCTCATGGTGCGTTAATAAAATTAGACAATGACGATACAATTGGACTATTGCCAATCAGAGAAGTTAAAAAATGTTCAAAACGTTTAGTCATAGGAGAAACTATGAAGGTATTTATTAAGACTGTTGATACTGACACAGGAAAAATATACTTTACATTAAATGAATAACAACTTACAAGACCGTTATAGAGTTCTATCAACATCTAAAGTTGGTATAGAATTTGAATTCTATACCAACATACCATTGAAAGAACTTACTAAAAATTTATCAAGAGCTTTAATTAAGAAAGTTGTAGTTCCAGTTGTTATAACTGGTATGGGTGAAACTAGTAAAGCTAAATATCACTCAGAAGTTGAACCAACTGCTACAATGTTTAAACTTGAAAAAGATTTTAGTGGTGGTAAAGATATGTATGAAATGATTACCGGGCCTCTACCATATGAAGAGGCCCGATTGATCATTATCAAGATGAATGAATGGATTAAAGAGAACGGTTGGACGAATGATCGTTGTGCAATTCACTTGAATGTTAGTTTCAATGATTTTAAGGCTCGTTTAAAGGAACCATTAATGAATCTTAATGTACTTAAATTCATATTAAGTTGGGATGAAGAATTCATTTATTCAAGATTCCCTGTTCGCCGTAATTCAGTCTATGCTAAATCTATTGATGATTTTTATCCAATTAACAGATTCGTCTTTTATGATACACCTGCAAATATAGATAATGTAGAGTATCATGTTCCCAATGAAAAATATTACGGAATCAATTTCACTAAACTTGTAAAAAATTATTTAGAATGTAGATATGTTGGTGGTGCTAATTATCATCTAAAAACATATAAAATTTTAGAAGTGCTAGATTATTTTGTTGAGAAGTTATATTATTGTTTAGATAACAATACAACATATAATGGAAAAGAAATAGACAAATTATATAAACAATTAAAGGCACAGAAGAAAGTAGTTATCACTTTTTCTGATACTGAAAAATTTAACATGTTTTACCCAGACATTCATATTACCGTAGATATGAAAAACAATTTAGAAATTATAAAATCATACTGGATAACAATTAGAGAAAAATTGTATTCATTGATAGTAGATTCTGGATTGCGTGAAGGATATTTAAACCTTGATACAGATGTTTCAACATTTCAATTAAGAGATGGTGTAATGGAACAAGCTAATCATATTAGTGATGTGGAGTTATTTGATTGTAAAATTAGTGGAACAATTGAAAATTGTGATTTATATCGATGTGAAATTGAAAATAGTAGATTGACATCGTGTAAGTTATTTGATGATAATGTAATTAAAAATTCTAAAATTTCACATACATTATGTTCAGAGGGTAATATATTAGATGGATGTTATGTTGAGAACCCTGAAGAATTAATTGATTGTAAAATGGAAGATGGTATTATCAGAAAAGGTATCATCGGAAAAAATGCACAAATTTCAAAAGAAACTCTTATCATAGATGTAGTTTATGATGGATGTGAAAAGAAAGATCAAGATACTTATATGAATGCATTTGGAGCTAAGAAAGACTTTGATATGTATTCGGATGCTTTTTCTAAAAAGTAAATGTTTTGGCTATTCTAGTTTTACTTAGATATATATAAAAAAAACTAGAATAACATGACATTGAATGAGTTAGTAGAAGAAGTTCAACGAGAATTAGACGTATCGTTTGCACTACCTACACAGTTACAACCTGCTGAAATAGAACGTATAATAAAACAATCTTCAAAATGGTTTTATGAAAATTATAGAGATGCAGTTGAAACTCAATATTTTATAATGACCGCCGATAAATTCCGAAGTCAGGAATTTATTCTTACCCGAAATATTCAGATGCCTGAATGTGTTGTTTCAGTTTTTGAAGTAAAAGAAATCACTGGAGCAGGATTGCTTGGAAACATTGATAGAGATTTCTCTGACAATAAATTAATTGCATCTGAAATATACTTAAGTCCATTTACTGGAGACAACTTAGTATATAGAACAGCACAATACCAATTTTTTGATTTAACAAGAGCATTCTTTTTAGAATGGATTCGTTATGATTATAACAGAAGAACACAGAAACTTAAAATTTTAGGTAGAGACCCTAAAATGGATGTTTTCTTTAATACTTATGTTAAAATACCAGACGATAAATTATATGAAGACTATTACTTTTTTAGATATGTTACTGCTAAATCTAAAATTGCATTAGGAAGAATGCTTATGTTTTTTGATTACAATTTAATGGGTGGAATAAAAATAAATTCTGCGGATATTAAATCAGAAGGTGAGGCAGAGGTTGAAAAGATAGAACAACAAATAAGAGATGAAGATAGTCCAGATTATTTTTCAACATGGCATTAAAATAAATTAATACTGTAACAAATCATGTATATTAAAAATTACGAAACATTTATTTCAGAATCATATAAGACTGCAAAACAGGAAGATAAAATTAAAAAGCTAGATCTTGCTGGATTATTTAAGAATGAACGTCAGATAGCAAACGATTTTGATAGATATGTAAATGTTGAAGAACTTGATTTGGGTAACAATCGACATTATTTAGAAATTCCTTCAAGTGTGTTTAAAATGGAACATTTAAAACTTCTTGATATGTGGCATTGTAATGTTAAAAGCATACCAGATGAAATTGAAAACGTTCAAACATTAGAAGAATTAAATTTACGATCTAATTTTATTGTAAAGGTTTCTTCCAAAATTGGTAAATTACATAATTTGAAAAAATTACTTTTAGGTGGAAATAACATAGAAAAATTGCCAGATAGTATCTGCAATCTTACTTCATTAGAAACATTAGATGTTGGAGATAATATGTTAACTTCACTACCTGAAAATATTGGGAATTTATCATCACTTAAAGATCTGGATATAAGTGATTCTGATATAACTACGCTTCCAATCTCTATTATGAAATTAGATAATTTGGAAACATTTGAAATGGATAAAACTATTTTACGTGATATTCCACTTGAACTATCAACTTGGAAATTTTTTAAACAACTGCGATTAGAGCTCAATGATGAGTTATGGACAAAATTAATGTTATATGATATAGATGCAATTTATCATAAAGATTATGCGGAAGCAGGTAAACTTAGATTTATACATAATTCAATAAATCCAAAACTTGCTATTCATATATCTGAAATGTTAAAAGATAAAAAACAAATGCCAGAAGATTTACAAAAAGAACTGATTGATTTGATTAGAAAGTATACTGTTAATATAAATGGAGATACTTTCCCAGAAATATCAAATGGTATTATGTGGGCTATTGGTAAAATGAGTAAAGATGTTCAAGAATATCTAATGGAAACAATACGAAAATCTAAATTAAAATATGACGACTTTAAACAATTTATTGATCCTGATGTGTTTAATGCTAGACGTGGTTCAGTATCAATGAGAAGATTAAAAGATATAATATATTAATTTAAGTTTTTATAAAGTGATTAAAAGTTTTGATATATAAATAAGTAAAATTAAAGGAAGATGATAAGGACATCTAAACATAACATATCGTTTGCAAACCAAATTAAAACAGATTTGATTGATACTTTATATACTGACTATAAATATCTATTGCAAATGTATGTTTATATGATCTTAAATGAACAACTTCCACAAAAATCATTCTTGAGCAGTAAAGATCTACCTATTGTGAATGGCATATGTCATTCACAATGGAAACAAATTGTTTATAAACAAGCTAATGAAAATGTTAAATCACTAATAAAGAAAACCAGAGATAAAACGTTTAAAAAATATAAATACCTTTATGCAAAATGCATAAAAAATGAAGTTCATGAATCCTTTACATCAAAACGATTCAAGGAACTTAACATAAACTTCATTAAAAGAATGGATGCAGATTATAATGCTGCATTGAACATTCTGCATAGAGGAGCATATGGTCTCTCTACCACAAAAACTTAATTTTTTAACTTTTTATAAAAAATAGTAATTATATAAATATGCTAAAAGAACTATACCTTAGAGACCCTAGTGATAAGTATTATACTCCTGATATACTTGAACATTCTAGTGAATTGGAAAATTTATTAGGACAAATCAGAATGATACTTTTTACTAAACAAGGTGACGTTATGGGTTCATTTAATTTTGGATTTAATCTGGAAGATAATATATTTTTATTTAATCTTTCAGCAACAGAATTAAAAGGAAAATTGATGGAAATGATATCGACATATTGTGTTGATGTTGAAAACTTTAATGTTCAAGTAGATGTACAATTTTTCAATGGATCTGTGAGAGATATATGTTTAATAGATATATCAGTAGATGGTAGAAAACAAATTGGTGTAGTAGTTAAATAACACAAAAAATATGGCATCATCATTTTTAACAAAAACAAAAGTACAGGCCGCTCAAATTCTTAATCAAACATATAATTATGTTGCTGAGAAATTTGGACAGAGCAATAAAACATTTTCTCAGGCCAGCGCGTATGGACAAATATTATCAGTAATAAGTCAATTAAGTACGATGATAACGTATTTTATTGAAGATTCTGTTACTGAACAAAATATTCTTACAGCTTCAAGGACTCAAAGTATTTATGGTTTAGCTAGATTAGCTGGTCATGATGCAACACGTGCAATTGCTGCTAAAGGTGAGATAGGATTTACTGTAACAAAAATACCCGAAATAACAGGTAAACAAATTATAATTCCAAATTTTACTACTTTAAAATGTATCAATAATAGTAAAACTTATATGTTAAATCTTATCGATGATCAAATGAGAGTCGATATAACATCTGGTAAAACATATAATGCACAAGTTATTCAGGGTGAATTACAAACTGTGATTTACACAGGTAATGGAAATATTTTACAAAGTTATACTGCAATAACTAAAGGTAGTGTATTAGTCGATAATTTTTACATTAACATATTTGTGAATGGTGTTAAATGGAAAAAATACGATTCTCTATATGATATACCAAGGGATGGTTTAGGTTATTTAGTAAAGACTGGAATATCTGGAGGTATTGATATTTATTTCGGTAATTCTAATTTTGGTAAAATACCACCTAGTGGAGCAGAGATTAGAGTAGAATATTTACAAACTAGTGGTGTTGCTGGAAATTTATTGGAAGGTGATGATATTGAGTTTAAATGGGATGAACCTGGATATAGTATAGTAGGAGAAGAAGTTGATCTTAATGAAGCATTAACTACAGATATGAGTAAATTGATTTCATTTGGAGCCGATCCTGAATCTACTGCATTAACAAGATTAATTGCACCAAAAACATCACGTTCATATGTATTAGCAAATCCCGATAATTACATAATATTTTTGGAGAAATTTAATTACTTTGGAGTAATTGATGCATTTACAACATTTGATGATGATAATTTAGAAGATGATAATGTCATTTATTTATTTTTGATACCAGACATCACAAAGAGAATAACAAGTTCTCAAAATTATTTCAATATGCCATTGTCATATTTTACATTAACTGATTATGAACGATCAAAAGTATTAGATGTTATAGAAGATTCAGGATCTAAAATTGTTACAACGGTAGTAAAAATATTAGAGCCAAATATCAAAAAATATGTTGTTAATATATCACTTGCAATATTTGAAGGTTATTCACAAGATGTTATTAAAAATGACATTATAGAAAAACTTTCTCAATATTTCTTAAAATTAAGAAGACGTGATTTAATACCTGCATCAGATTTGATTGCAATTATTGAAAACGTTAAAGGAGTTGATGCTGTTAATTTGACATTTGTGTCAGAAGAAAATGAGGCGGATAAAAAGGCAAATCCTACAAGTACTACATTATATGGTCTTGATGAAATGGGAGATATTGTAATTAATAAAGATGAATTGGTAATGATTCGTGGTGGATGGAAAGATAGAAATGGAATAACATATGCAGATGGAATTTTTGATAATGAAGCAGGATCTGTTAATATTAACATAAAGAAAATTTCACCTGAGAATATCAATTCACAATTACGTGCAGAAGATAGAGCAAAAATAATGTCATCATAATGATAGAAAGTTTATATAATAAAGTTGATACAAGACTTGATAATCTAAAGAATACTGGATATAAATATAAAGGTAAGATTTTTGAAAAATCAATGTCACCGTATTTGTTTAATGATCCTAAAAGGAGAGATATATTGAATAAGTTTGAAACAATTATATATTTTCTAATAGAAAAAACAAAATATATAAAAACTTTTTTTAATTATACGGTTGATAAAAATTACAAACACTTGAATTAATTAAATGTAAAACATTACAATAATGATAAAGAGTTTTAAAGATTGGCAGCTTTTAGAAAGCGCAAGTCAAGTAGATCAAACACAGTTTTTATCGACTAAAGAAGAGATTGAACAATGGTTGAAAGATAACACGATAATTAAAGGCAGTTATGTTATTAATGATGACATGACAGTTGATGTTAAA